AGAAGCGATGGCTGAGAAGATGGGCATTCGTGCCTACGCGAGACATCGAAATGTCACGCCTGCTGCAGTCCGAAAGGCGATCCAGACCAGTCGTATCACGGCGGTGGACGGAATGATCGACCCCGAGGTTGCAGACCGAGAGTGGGCTGCGAACACGGACGAGTCGAAGCCCCGGAACAGTGTGAGCGGCTACCCGAGAGGGCATGCCGGTCGCCCTGCGGCATCGGCCTCCCCGAGCAGTCGGGCCGGAGGTTCGTCCCTTCCCCGTACCAACGGCTACGCGGCTGCGCGCGCGGTCCGTGAGACGTACGAAGCCAAGATTCGGGAACTCGACTACAAGGTCCGAACCGGAGAGTTGGTACGCGTCGACACGGCTCGCGTCGCCTACAGCAACGCTACGCGACGAGCCAGGGACCTGCTCCTTGCGATTCCTGATCGTGTCGGCCCGGTCGTGGCCGGGCTCACCGACGAGTCGGAGGTTCACCGCGTCCTATCGGAGGAGATCCGGCGCGCTTGCCAGGAGCTGTCCGAGATCTTCACCACCAAGTTCCGTGATGACCTCGACCGCAATTGACACGTTGCTCGAGGCCTTCTGGCGTGGGTGGAAGCCTGAGCCCGCCCTCTCGGTCAGCGAGTGGGCGGACACCCACCGGATGCTCAGCAGCAAGGGATCCGCCGAGCCCGGTCAGTGGCGCACGTCCCGCACTCCCTACCTCCGCGAGATCATGGACACCCTTTCGGCGCTCCACCCTGCCCAGCGCGTTGTGCTCATGAAGGGTGCCCAGATCGGCGCGACTGAGTGCGGGAACAATTGGCTCGGCTACCTTATCCATCACGCGCCGGCTCCGACTCTCTACGTCGAGCCGACGGTCGAGGTCGCAAAGCGGGTCTCGAAGCAGCGGATCGCCCCGATGATCGAGGCAACCCCCGCCCTTCGAGGCAGGGTCGCCGCGAGCCGCTCGCGCGATTCGGGAAATACGATGTTCGTAAAGGAGTTTGAGGGCGGCCTCTTGATCATCACGGGGGCGAACTCCGGGTCCGGGCTTCGCTCAATGCCCATCCGAAATCTCTTTATGGATGAAGTGGACGAGTACCCAGGAGACGTAGACGGCCAGGGCGACCCCGTCTCTCTCGCGGAGAAGCGAACGACGACATTCGCCCGTCGGAAGGTCTTTCTCGTGAGCACACCCACGATCAAGGGCCTTAGCCGGATCGAGCGGGAGTTCCTCGCCTCAGACCAGCGCCGGTACTTCGTCCCCTGCCCCCACTGTGCGCACATGGACTGGATTCGCTGGCCCAACATCCGTTGGGAGGATCGAAAGCCCGAGACCGCGAAACTCTATTGCGAGTGCTGCGGGGGATTGATCGAGGAGCGTCACAAGACCCGGATGCTGGAGCGCGGCGAGTGGCGCCCTACGGCTGAAGGTGATGGCCAGACCGTTGGCTTTCATCTCTCGGGTCTCTATTCCCCGCTCGGGTGGAAGTCTTGGAAGGAATGTGTCCAGGAATTCATCCAAGCCAAAGACGATCCCTTCCGCCTCAAGACCTGGATCAATACCGTGCTCGGCGAGTCTTGGGAGGAGCGAGGTGACAGCGTCGAGCCCGACCATGTCTTAGCTCGCGCCGAGCACTATCCCGCTGAGGTGCCGAATGGTGTCGGCATTCTCGTCGCGGGAGTGGATGTCCAAGGGGACCGGCTTGAGGCTGCGGTCCATGGCTTTGGCGCCGGCGAAGAGTCGTGGCTTATCGCCTGGACTCAAATCCATGGAGATCCGGGGCGAGACGAGACCTGGCGTGAACTCGATCGTTTTCTCTTTACCCAGAAGTTCGAGCACGAGAGCCGCCAGAAGGTCCCGGTCCAGTGCGTCTGTGTCGATTCCGGAGGTCACCACACCGAACACGTTTACCGCTACTGCAAGCTGAGGGCAGACCGCCGGGTCTTCCCCGTTCGCGGAGGAAACACGCCCGGGATTCCGCTCGTCACCCGCCCCACGATGCACAACCGCTACCGAGTGAAGCTATTCACACTCGGCGTGGACACAGCGAAGGACGTGATCTATTCCCGCCTTCGGATCCCCGCTCCGGGACCTGGCTACATGCATCTCCCCGACTGGGCGGACCTCGAGTACGCCAATCAGCTCACGGCGGAGCGATGCATTCGCAAATACGTGAAGGGAAAGGGTGCGACCCGGCAGTGGGTCAAGATCCGGGAGCGAAACGAGGCCCTCGATCTCAGCGTTTACGCGCTCGCCGCGCTCCACATCCTCGGCCCGACCGTAGTCCAGAGTTTGAAGGAACGCGCTGACCGGCTCGCCGTCCCCGCGGAACAGGTGGCGGAGCGAATCGCGGCTGCAGAGAGGGCCACTCGCGCATTGCCGCGCCGGATTCCGTGGATAGATCGTTGGCGCTACTAGGCAACGACGGAAGTCCCGAGGGACCTAACCCTGGGAGCCCCTATGCGGAGATCGCGTCCATTCTCGCCGCGGGCTACCTTCACCTCCTTCTAAGAAGGAAGCAGGATGCCACAACCCCCGACGTGTGCGGGACATGTGGCCCGGCTCCTCCCTCCCAGAATCCACTAGATGTCTCCCCCCGGGCAGAGCGTCCATGTGGGGGACGTGGATCGGGTACCCAAGACACTAGAGAGCCAGACGGCGGCCCTCATCAGACGCCTCGCCGAGATTCAGGCGATGACGACCGGAGAGCTACGAGCGGAGTTCGAGCGGCTCTCCGGCCGCCCGACCGGCTCGTGGAACCGGGACTGGCTCCGGCGGAAGGTCTCCTGGCTGACCCAGGCGAACCTGCGTCAGACGTCCGACACCGTCAAACCTCCGACGCTGGTGCCCGAGGTCCGCGACCAGCCTCGGAGCCCAAGGCTCGACGCTCCGATCCAGGTGCTCCCCTCTCCGGTGCGGGACCCGCGCCTCCCGAAACCAGGCTCGGTGATCATTCGCGACTACCGAGGGCTCAGGCTCACCATAACCGTGCTGGATCGGGGCTTTGAGTGGAACGGGCAGACCTACTCGTCCCTGACTGCGGTCGCGAAGGCAATCACCGGCCAGCACTGGAACGGCCGCCTATTCTTCGGCCTTACTCGCCGGAGCCGAGGTTCCAAGTGACCCGCCCCGCCCGACGGCAAACCAACGCTGCTCCTCGGCCCGCAATCCGACGGGCGGCCGTCTATGTCAGGGTTTCGACAGACGAGCAGGCGGCACTTGAGTTCAATTCCCTCCAGGCTCAGGAGCAGATCTGCAAGACCTACATCTCCATGCGAGACGCGGACCCAGCTTCGTCAGAGCGTTGGACGCATTCCGAGACCTACTCCGATCCTGGGTATTCCGGCGGCACCCTCGACCGCCCCGCGCTGAAACGCCTCATGGCGGACATCGAGAGCGGCCAGATCAACACGCTTCTCGTCTACAAGATCGACCGCTTGAGCCGCTCGATCCACCAGTTCTATCGCATCTGGGAGATCCTCGAGCACTACGGCGTCGACCTCGTCGCCGCCACCCAGGATCTCAACACGAGCACATCCCAGGGCAAGCTCATGCTGAACATGCTCCTCTCGTTCGGCCAATTCGAACGGGAGCAGATCAGCGAGCGGACCCGCGACAAGATCGCAGCAGCGCGGAAGAGGGGTCGCTGGACCGGTGGGATGCCCATCTTGGGCTACGACGTCGATCCTCGCGGTGGTCGCCTCGTTGTGAACGAGGGCGAGGCGGGTATGGTGCGCGAGATCTTCAAGCTCTACGGGACTACGCCGTCCCTGACCAAAATCGTCGAGGAGCTAGGCCGTCGCGGCTGGCGGCGAAAGACGTGGACGCTGCGATCCGGTGCGGTACGAAACGGCGCCACCTTCACCAAGCTCGGCTTGCTAAACCTTCTGCGCAATCCCCTGTACATCGGCAAAGTCCCCCATCGCGGCACGCTCTATCCCGGCGAGCACACGGCCATCATCGACGAGGCCATCTGGGCCCGCGTTCAGGTGCAGCTGAGCCAAAACGGTACGGCCGGCTACCAGGGCGAGCGAGAGAACAGTCATGCGCTGCTTAAGGGCCTGCTTTACTGCGCGCACTGCGGGTGCAGGATGACCCCGAGCCACGCAACCAAAGGGAATCGGCGGTTTCGCTATTACGTCTGCCAGACCCGATTGAAGAAGGGAGCGCACGAGTGCCCAACTGGTCGCGTCGCTGCCGATAAGGTTGAGCGGCAGGCGGTCGAGCAGGTCCGCGCAATTGGGAGGGATGCCCCCTTGATCGCAGGGACTGTCCAGCAAGCTCGCACCCAACTCGAGGAGCGGCGGGCGCTACTCAAGGCCGAGCACCGGCAGCTATCCCGCGACCTGGGACGCCAGAAGGCTGCGATAAAGCAGTTGCTCGCCAAGCCGTCTCAGAGCGGAGATTCCGTCGGCAGGCTGGCGGAGGTCCAGCTCAAGGCCCAGACAATCGAAACCAGATTGGCGGCGATCAGATACGAGATCGAGGCCGCCGATGCCATGGACATTGACGGCAACGCTGTCACCCAAACCTTATCCCAGTTCGACGGAGTCTGGGATTCGCTGTGGCCCTCCGAGCGAGCGCGGATCGTGGGCCTACTGGTGGAAGGAATCGACTATGACGGACGAAACAAGGAGATCGCCATCCGGTTCCAGACCGACGGGCTTGGGCGACTCGCCGCGAACGGAACCGCGTAAGCCGGCCTGCAGGCTGGTCGGAACCGATGGGAACGTCTTCTCGATCGTCGGGCGGGTGCGGGATGCCCTGAGGAAAGCAGCGCAAGAGGAACGCGCCCGTGAGTTCGTGGAGAGGGCATTTCGATCGGGCTCCTACGACGCCGTTCTGCAGCTCTGTCTGGAGTACGTCGAGGCAGTCTAAAGACGAGTCCTCGGGGCAATTCGCCTCAGACCCTAACGTGTACCCTCTCAGCAGCGAGCCGGCTTAGTACGGCCGTGTAGACGTTCACGGCTTCGTCATCGCACAACCGCCTGGATAGCCGTCTGGGATCTTGAGCATGTGACCTCTTCTGCAGCTAACGCTACAACCCAAGCCTGTCAGAAGCTCCCAGACTACTCCGTCTCGGCGCTAGTTCGCTTCAAGTACCCCTGTCGGACGAGCATCGGAATGAGCACGCCAGCCCGGTGCATTTCCAAGAATGTCCTGCCGGCGTACTCGATCAGCTTTTCATCCGGTAGCTTCAGAACCTCGGGCATAATCTCCTGGACCTCCTTCGGATACTTCTCAGACGCCACGGCCTTCTCATAGACATCCCGGATTGCCGACTTCGGCATCAAGCGCTGCAAGATCCCCTGCGATTCCAGCCAGTCGTCCGATATCTCCGGGATGGGGGCACGGGAGATGTACTTCACGCGGTAGGCTA